AACATTCAGGCGGCGGAATCTCCATATAATCCGCAAATGCGTTATATTCGTCCGATCCTTTTTCCGGAATGCCGAACTCTTTGAAAAAGAAGTCTCGATCATCCCGGTTCCGGATTATTTGTCGGTCTCTCCCTTTTCCGACGGAATGGGGGAAGTTGAGGAAGAAGAACTTTCGAACGGTTCGCTCGAGGCCTTCTTCGGCTTGGATAAAAAATTGGCGCGTTTCTCCGAGAAAAACCAGATCGAGTCCTGGATATCAGGAATCGCTTCAAAGATCTTCAGGTACGACGCTTTCGAAGCCGTGAGGGTTTCACCGGCAAGAACAATCGGCTGACCATCGGTAGAGCGCATGTCGCGGATCCGAAGTGCGACGCCTTTCCGGGCCTGTTCGTTGATATCAAACTGTTCCGCTTCTTCTTTGGTCATCTTGGGGAACATCCGGGACTGCTCAGTGATGAACTTCTTCACGATATCGGAATCCTTTCCGATTACGAGAAATTCGACACCAATTTTCTTTCCGTTCAGTTCGGGCTCGAACCAAACACCCTTCTCCGCGTTTTCCTGAGTTACAAATCCATCGAGTTTCATTTCAGTTTTCATCCTTCATCTTTATTTTGACGTCAGCCTTGAACGCTTCAAAAAGCGCGGGCTTGGTTACGAATAATAGCGGGCATTTTTTCCAGCCCACAACTTCATAGTGCGTGAGAATCTGCGTGGCCGGATCAAGTTTGTACTTCCGGCAGAGGTACGCGCATAAACCGGTCGCGGATTCTATGGTATCGACAGTGAACCGGCCCTGATCGTCGATGTGGGCCAGTTCAATTCCGATTGAGCAGCTGTTCGGTGAGATATTCTTTGGATCGGAGGCGTATTTTCCGAAAACCTTTCGAGCAAGATCGGTATATACTTCGGATCCAACGTGATAGGCCTTTTCGTTTTCCGGGATACACCGGATTATCTCTCCTGTTTGGTCAATGATGTAATGCGCCGAGGCCGACCGGTCCGGGATTGCATCCATGGCATCCTGCCCCTTTAGCGTTTCGAAGTAATCCCGGGCTTCCATTGCGGTCTGTTTTGCTTTTCCGAGGTAATGAATCACGATTCCGCGCACTTCCGGCAGTTCTTTCCCAGGTCTTGAGAATCCGTTGACTGTCAGAGGTGCTTCAATGATCTTTTTCATTCATCACACCCACTTCGCATAGAGCGTCAGGGCGACTTCGACAACGACCGGAGTTCCGACGGCGTAATCGTCTCCGAGGCCAGTTGCCAGGGTGTTCCATCCGGAGAAAACCTTACCGGTTTTGACCAAAAGCCCGGAGTTAGCCGCGGCATAGGACACGGATCCGGCTTCCAGTTTGGTTACCACGGGCGGCACGGTACCGCCAGTAGATGTATTTCCGTCATAGGTCAACGAGAACACCGGGGCGGCAGTCACGAGGGTCCGGGTGATCTTCACGACATCAGAGCCGAAGGCGGTCCAATTGTAGGACGGAACAAGTTCGTCTTTTCCGGAAGCTGCCGAGCTGTGCGATTCGAGTTTGATATTCGAAAACTCAATGAGATATTTGTTTCCAGCCGCGTCGTCCACTTCAACGCCGATGGTGATTTTGGTACCATTCACGGCTTTATTGAATAGGATCTCATCGGAAAGGTACGCGGACAGCGATCCGGTAACGTCGAACATCTTTTCAACCGTATCCGATTCATCTACGAAAAGGGCCGGAAGCAGCGCGTTGTTGTTCTTGAGCGAAAACTTGAGTTCCTTCGCATAGGTGAAGGTAACCGCGTCGACCTTCAGAAATCCCCGGCGGCTGGTAAACGCCGAAGTAGTTAAAGCGGCCGGGAAAACCGTGAGGCCGGTTACCGGATTGATGGTTTCTAGGATCGGGTCATTGACTCCCATGAACGCGAAGTTTCCGGTAACGAGTGCGTTTACGGCCAGTGAAAGATCGAAGGAATCAACCACGAGTTTCTTGTAGAGCTGAAACATCGGGTAATCGGACTCGGCGAACTTTTTCAGGATCCAGAACTTTTTCGAGATCGAACCGGCGTTAAGGGTTGCGATCTTCGGATCCGTTCCATCCTGGACCCAGTTGGACATCAGGACGGCTGCGAGTAGGCGATCGAAAGAAAGCGCTGAAAATTCAATCGGAACACCGCCGCCGACCGAACTGGCTCCGATCTGGGGCTCGGCCGTCGCGCGCCCGGGGAGCAGCTCGTTTGATTTGAGTACCTCGGTTGTACCGTCCAGGCTGTCGCTCTGGTTGCGGAGATACATAGCAGGGGTCGAGGTTGCGGGGATTACTCCGAGTCCATTGTACTGCCCGATATACAGGGCGCGGTTTGCACCGGATTTCTTTCTTGCCATACTATTCTCCTTTAATTTTCGAGATCAGCTTTATATTCAATCCGGACTGGTAGCCGGTAATGCGCCTGGTTAACGCCTTCATGTTCAGAAAGCAAATTGGTGCTTCGATGGATATTTACCACCTCAACACCTGAAAAAAACGAGCCGCGCTTAAAAAGTCCCGCGATCATGTTATATCGATAATTCGACATTTCCTTTCCACTATTCAACGGAACACAAATCGTCACCTGGAACAAACCAGTCCAACGGTTCTGACCCGATTCACCCAATTCTGACTGAACCGGAGGCGCCGGAAGGAAATCAACTTCATACCATCCACCTTCGGCGGGCGGCGTAAACGATTCATTTTGGTAGGCCGTATTCGTGCTCGTTATGTATTTCGTAAGCGTTTTCAGAGCGGTGATCAGCGTTTCTTCGATAAATGTATCTGTCACTTCCCTACCTCGCTTATTGCTTCCGTCAAGGTTGCCCCTGCCTCGAGCATCGAAATACCAAGCATTCCCTGGGGGGCCTGCTTGCTGAATCCGTTTACCGTTTTTCCGGTTGGGCTCTTCGGCCCATATCCGCCGTATTCGATCTTTTCGATGTACGGTAAGTTATTCTGAAAGATTATCTTCTCATCACCTTTCGCAGAATCGATTATCGCTTTTCCTTTATCCAAATAGTGGCCGCGGTTGGCTGCCACGACTTCGCTGGTCTGATTATTCAAAGTTACCAGCCAATTTTGTCGGGCTCCGCCTTTATCAACAGGTGTTCGCATAACAATCTTGGCATACATAGCAAAAGCAAAATAACGGCGCACATCTTCCATTTTAGTTTTCTGTTGGGCCGCCCATTTTTCCAGATCAAGCGACCACTGGGACATTTTTCAGCTTCTCTTTGAAAACAGCGATTTTCGCCAATATCTTTCGTTTGATCGGAATCCAAAGAAGATTGAACGCGAAGGACAAACGCAGCTTGAAACCGTACTCAAGCTTGCACTGACCATGGTCAGTGCAAGCTTGTTTTGATTTTTGCGAACTGATCGGCGAATAGCTTTCGCATTTTTCGAGTTCATTACTTCCTCCCCTGAATCGTGTACATGATCACCGTCTTTCCATCCGGAGCGAGCTTCGCGCAGTTCATAACCCGGTAGGTATCCAGACCGACGACTATCTTGTCTTTTCCGATGGTCGGCTCCACATCGAGCGAACAAAGCAGCTTTACATCGCCCGCCTGGATTGCCGTCCCATCAACCATGGAAGCTGAGTATCCCGTCGGAAGGCAAAACCCCGGGTAATCGTCAAAATTCTCAACCAGGGCGTCGAGTTCAGGGCTGTAAACAGGTGCTCCAATAGGTTTCTTCAACGTGCATTTCGCGCCGGATTTCTTGAGATCTTTTCTGACCCCTTTCGCATCACTGGCATAGCTCATACGCGCGTCACCTTCGCACATGCGAAGCCCGTCGAGGGAGCGACATACAAACCCTTCAAAAGAAGGTTTAAGACGCTGTAGACGGTTGGCTGGGCAGGCTTGAGCGCAGATGATTCAGCCTGGTATTCTGTTTCAAGAACATCAGTTTTTTTCCGGATGATCTTTCCATTGGAATCGGCTTCGGTGAAGAATTCAGCATCGGTTGATGATAGAAACGCTGCTTCCGCGATTGCTTTCTTGAGCGCCGCAGGGACACCGGTGATATCGAAACCGTCGCGATCGATAAGAAGGATAGAATCACCCAACGAATCAACCCCGGCGATTCTCGGCCACTTAAGGCCCTGCGCTGCAGTTCCTTTCGAGCCGATCCAGGGTAACGATTCATCAACAAACTGGGTAGCGGCAATCAAGGCGACAGTCTTAACCGGTTCGGTGAGTAACGCCCATGCAGAACGACCGCGATCCGCCTGATAGGTATCAGCGAAAGCGATATCGATGTATGAGTTTGCGTCAGCTATTCCGGTACCGGTTTCGACTATCAGGGCCATGGTTAAACCTGTTCCTTGATGATGGCTTCAGCTTCCGCGATCAGGGCTGTGAGTTTATTGACGCTCATCGAGGGGATTGCGGAAGGAGATGCATGGACAGCTTTCGGATTCGATTCCTTGAGGGAGAGGGCCTTCGCGACCAGGGCGGATTTGTCATCGCCACGGGTATCGTCAGTGTTATCCGCGATCAGGGCGGTGAGTTCGTCGGCGGTCATCGATTCAAGTTCTGCGGGATCGCCGAGGTCAAGTTCAAGGGCACGGGCCAGAAGGACCGCTTTGTCATCGCCGGAAGGAATTCCCATTTCGTAGGGTTCACCCACAACTTTCCATCCGCGGGATTCAAGCGCCGGGATATCCTGTTCCTGGACCTCAGTGGTGGTCGGTGCATTCGGTACTTCCGGAACATCGCGAATCATCTTCACAAGTTTCATTTGGTTTCCTTTTCTGAAAATAGCCTCGACCGGTTAAGGCCGAGGCTCAGTTTGTTAGCCGAGGAGGTTGACGATGTGCTCGCTCTTGATGACCGAAACACCCCATGCCAGACAAATTTCATACTTCACCTGGCGGTACTGGCGATAAACGCGAACCTCGAAGGTTAACCCAGTGATGGGATCTGAAATCATCATTGAATCGTCGGCAGAGTCACCGCCTTCGGGTACTGCCGGCGCACGAGCGGCAAGTACAATAGCGCTGCGGGCGAAAGCAATATTCGGGGTAAAGCTGGCACCGATCGTCATTGCCTGGGAGTCAACAAGGGCTGCAAGAAGTCCGGGTTTGTTGAGAGCCATGGTTCCGGGAGCGGCAAGGCCTGTACCAACGACATATTTGTTAGTGTCTCCAGCAAAGGTTACAACGTCACCAGCGAGAAGAGTTCCGGAACCAGTTTTCAGGGTAATGGAGTTTGCGCCGATAGCAGATGCACCGTTTGCGACATACAGCATACCGCCACCTTTGGTGACAGCAACGAGACCCGCAGATTCACGAAGTGCCATTTTCATGATGCGGTCGGTCATGCCGTTACGGAGCATATCGTTGGTACCTGCTTCATTTACCTTGAACAATACAGACTGTTTTGCGCGAAGATTCGAAATAGCAGTTGAGTTAAGGACAAGCTGCAGATCGGTATCAGGTGAGCCGTTGTCTTTCAGAATTTTAAGAACTCCAGCGAAATCGCTGAAATCACTTGCGGTTCCGAATGGAGCGGTACCGGCGGTTCCATAGGCACGAGACGCACCCTTATAAGCAGCGGCCGCAAGATCAATTTCGACCGCGTTGACGAGCTTACGCATACCGTCGGCGAACTGATCAGCAAGTACCTTGTTAAACTGACCGGTAGTTCCAACACCTTTCTGCTCCTCACCATTCCAGCGAATGGGGGCGGCATACTGTTTAGTAATCGCCACATCGGCATATCCGACAGTGGTGTCCCCGGTAGCGGCAGGGGCCGGACCAGCGGTAATTGCTTCGAGCGCACCGGATTCACCGATCGGTACGCGAACAACCTGGTTGATAGCAGCGCGTTCAGCATTGGAGTCGGAACGGACAGCCGTAATAAATCCCACCATTTCGCGGGATACAACATTCATTGCTTCGTACAGAGTGGGGATTAACCCCGTCAGGCTATTTGCCATATAAAGGCTCCTTTTTAATCAACAACAGCGATCTTGTCGACCGTCACTGCTTTGGTTTTTGCGGCGGCATCAAGCGCTTCGAAGTCAGCGCGCTTCATGGTTTTGGCACCGGAGTTGTTCGCGTTGTGGCTTCCGCCCGCCCCGCCTCCGGAGTTCGTTTCCTGAACAAAATATTTACCTTCAGGCGTTCCGAGGTATGCCGCAAGAGTATCTTTGACCGTTTTGTTTTCGCCGGACAGAAACATTTCCTTTCCGTCGATCGTCTTCCGGTCAAACTGGTTGCGCACATAGAACAGGTCTCGAAGGGCACCTTTCACCTCGGGCTTGATACTGGTATTCCCATCAAGCGCCTTTTCGAACTCCGAAACGCTCATGAGTTCGGTAATACGTTTGGAGGCAGTATCCCGTTCTACAGAAAGATTCGTGACCTTTAATTCGTATTCCTCGGTCAGGCGCTTTTTCTCGGCTTCGTAAAAAAGCTTTGCCTCTTCAGATCCGGAAGACTTCACCTTGTCGGAAAGTTCCTTGATCTGTCTGTCGTACTCGGCGGCCTTGGTTTCGAACTCTTTCAGTTTCGTGAGTGCGGTGTCTTTCTCACCCTTGATCACATCGCGATTCAGTTTGAGCCCGTTCACATCAGCGTCGAATTCGGCGAGAATAGCCTTCACCTTGGCGTCCGCTTCACCTTCTCCTGAAAGTGTCTTGGTCAGAAATTCTGCATTGATTGGCATGTTGTCTCCTGCGCTCCTGCGCGATATGTAGCGTGATTTGTTTCATCCGGCTCCTGCCGTTGCGCCCAGCGCTGATAAAACGTGTAGATCAGATTTGTTTGAGGTAAGTGTATACACGGGAAATTAAATAGCGCAAGTGCGGAATATTCAATCAAATGTTAGTGTTTTCGTTATTGTGTTATAAAACTACATACAGGGTTATAAAGATTTAATGCAGTTCGTGGAGCATTATATCTTTGTGTATATTTCAGATACCAAAAATAAAATTACAATATTTTCAAAAATCGATAAAAAAAGACGCCGGAATGGGCGCCCTTAGAAGTGAACGTGGAAAAATACTAAAATACGGCATTATCCGGAACCGCTTCCCAGTCGTTTTCTTCAGACTCTATCGAGTCGAACACGAATGAGGTGATCAGGGCATATGCGGGGATTTCCTGAGATAAATACTCTGATTCGATTACGTCAGGATGAAATCCAACAGATCCGTGATTGATTTTTGATTCTTCAGTGGCTTTATGAACAGCTTCCTTGTCACCAGAAAGTTCCCCTTCGGTGTAATTCAGAGTGTATTTGCCTTTGTTAATGAATCCAGTAATCGTAAACATCATACCCCCAAAAGAAGCCCAATGATAAATGAATCAAAATCATCGTCATCGCCTTTAATATACGCATGATTTTTCAATTTTTCAATGCCCATGCTTAATATTTCATAAGCACTTCCGCCATAATCCTTGCCAACATACGGATCCCTGAACTTATCTGGCCGCGCTTTTTCAGTAAGAGGATAGTTTATTGGCGTCAGATTTCGAAGATATTGTAATTGTTCTCCGGCTGTCCTTCGGTTGTAAAACTCTTTCTCTGCGGCGACTATTTCAGGCTTAATTGCTTCCATGCGATGAGCTAACTCATGAACAGCGCAATCCGTTCGCTGAGAAACACTGAAAATCGGTTTATTTCCGTGGGCGTAATATCCTCGTTGGATTTTCTTGAAAAGAATCGGATTTCGATTGGATTGGGATACCGACTTTGTTATCCAATCACGAGGATAATAGGCTTGAGCTCTAACCATCTCATCCTTCGCATAATTATTCGAGCCTTTTGCATATCCATGTTTTTCAGGTGAATCGAATTCCCGATAACGCTTGAGAACCGTAAAAACATCTACCCCGTCTTTTCGTGCTTGTTCGAGTACGAGCATTCCTGCCTTTGTTATATCTTGTTCATTTTTCAATGATGATCCAATAGCTGTTTGAATTTTATCTTTCGGACCAATAACCGCCGTTCCTTCAAACTCTTTCCATTTTGAAAGATTTACTGTTCGACCATCAGAAGTAAAACCCTTTAATGACGCACCATTCTTGAAAAGTGCATACCTGGCAGGTCCTAAAATATCCCGCTGCCGATCCTCACTTTGATTCCGGAGCCAATCTTCATAGGTCATGTTCCCTGGGACCGCGCCGTCAACTGAAGCGCGTTCGGTGATACCGAGCCCTTCCCAACCCTTGAGGATCGGTAAATACAGCCCGCGGCATCCGTAGTGCGCGGGGAGCGCCGGAGCAACCTCGAGCGACTTATAGATTTTCCCATCCTCAACGCCGCAAGCCAGGCAAGTACGGGTATCGAGCGTTTCAATACGCTGGTACCCCTGGAAGATATCCTCGTTTTCCCGATAGACCGAATTCCGGGCCTGTTCGGCATAGTGGGAGATCATTGTCCGGGTATTTGTCTCGAGCGCACGCCGGAGCGCCTGGATCTGTCCGACGGTACCCTCTTTGACGCTTCCGAGTACCCGCCTGTTAATCTGCTGCGCGGTTTCACCCATGAGGTAACCGGTCCGGACCGACATATCCCAGGTGGAATACAATTTGCTGTCGATATCATTAAGCATTTTCGTGAAAGACTGACTCGAAGCGAAAGGCATGAATGTCGCCGCGGTGTAAACCTGTTTCGGCGCCGGGAGCGTAAGATCGAGATTCACGCCGACGGCTTTGTTGATCATCCCGACAGTAGAAATGATCTCTGTATTCACAAATTCTCCCAGATTGAGCGTAAGCTGCTTGTCCATCGTCTCACGGGCCTGTGAGCTGATGCTCTGAATCTCCCGCATGATATCCAGGTAACGCTTCCTTGTCGCGGCACCGTTTGTCCGACGCACTACCGCTTTTGCCTGCTCATTGGCATTATCCAATACCTCGAGCAGCTGATTTACCTCGTGCGTTTTGTAGCGCTCGAAGTAAACGGCGTGGGAAATCATGCTGTCGAGAAGGGATTCATTCGCGGTCATGCAGTTTGTGTTCCTTTATTTTTCGATTCAGTTCCTGCTGGATCCGTCAAATCATCCCCGTCCGTTCCATGTTTCACACCTTCCTTGGCGAGTTCATCAACGAACTGATCGAGATCCATTCCCGGCGGTGTATATTCCCCATGCTGCAGGTTCCAGAAATAGACTGTCTCAGGGATTTTCCCCTGAAGCCGAGCATTTGTCAGGGCAGCGAATGACTGCGAATCCATGCCGGCGACATCATAATCGGTATTCAGCTCGTAAGTGGCTTTCTCGGATCCGGGGATTCCCGCCCATTCGCCGATCAGGCGGATCACTTGGGTGATCGTATTGGCCATGTTCTGCGCGAAGGCACCGAGGACCGCATTCTCGCCGGCGCGGTGGATTTTGGCGGCTTCAGCGGATTCGATGCCCTTTTTCTCGGCCGAGATGATTCGGGCGCCGAGGATGGCCATGCGTTCCTCACAGTTCTGGATAGCTTTTTCACCTTGATCGAGGCCTTTGCCTTCGAATTCGAGATAACTGACGACTGCATCAGGTTCAGGAAATATCAGGAATGTGGATCCTCCGAGTTTTATCGGAATTACTTCACCGGTTTTATCGTCACGAGCTGCATTATGACCTGTCGCATATGGAGTCGGTACCCCGGTCCAGTGTAGACCGTTCTCGTAATCGGCCATTTTCTGGAAGTGCCCGATATTCTCGTAGGCGAGATCGAGCAGCATGGATTTTTCAGGGGCTTTTCCGGGCACCGTGAAGAACGGGATCCGCTTGAGGTTTTTACCGTCAATTTTCGGATAGGTAGGTTCTCCGATCGGATTCGCAATACCTCCGACTTCTCCGTCGTCATAGATACGCTGCATGTAATCGCCGGCTTCATCGAACGACAGAACGCGGTACCGGTTTTTTGTTTCCGTTGCGAATTCGTTACCAACGATTTTCCGTTGATAGGGTTCTTTGAGAACCACCAGGGTAAGTTCCTGCTGATTATTGACCGACTCTTTCCGCCAGTTGATCACGGACTCGGCATTGTACCAGGCGGCATACGGCCGAAGTCCGAGTTTTCCAGAGTCGAGCTTGTTAATTCCTTCGGGTGCCGTCGGGAAGTCCACGAGGATCCCGCCCCAGTTCGTTTGCTGAACGTCCCAGGATAAGTCGGAGGTAAATTGATCGAGGTCTTTGCCGGACCGGTCGATGTTTTTCAGAAGCTCCTCAAGAGCCGGAGGAATATCCTTCCGGATCGGCTTCTTGGCGAAGATCATGCCGTGAAGGCCCTCGGCGGTTCGTCCGGTTGCTCCGAACCAATGCGGTCGGATGCAATAAGCCCGGTAATCCTCATTATCCTGGCCGGAGGGCTTCGGAAGATACACCGTTCCGCCGGCCTTGATCGATGCTTCGCCTTCAACGGCATCCCGGACGTTTTTCCACCGCGTCTGGTTATTTGAATATTCAGTACAGACCTGATCAACACCCATTTTACACCCCCTGTGCTTTTGACTGGACAACGCCACCGCCGAGAATTGGAAGCTCGTAATTTATGAGATACGCTGCGGCATCGGTTTTATGATCGAGGCCGCCCGATTTATCTGGAATACCGGTATTATCTTTCCAGCAATACCCGTCCCAACATTTACAGAGCAAGAGACAGGTACCTTTTTTAACAAACACGCGGCGAACGCCTTTAACGTTGCAGAGCGCAGCGTTTACCGTATTGAACTTATCAGCTGTCGAGTACGGATGAGATGGGGCCAGTACCGTGAACCCGTGCGAACGGATTATTGTGAAGTCGGTCTGACCGAGCGGCGCGTTTGTATGCCGGCTGTTTCCCGTTGGATCCGGGTATACATAAATCGGGTTTTTAGGGTATCG